CATCCTCCGCTGTAAACACAATATTATTACTGCCGACATTATAGATTAAAAAACATCTTCCGTCACTTCCACCTGACAATCCTGTTATGTTTCTTGAGGCATCTGTATTTAATCTTAGTACTGCCGCATCTATAAGACCTGTAGGATTGTAGTTATTTTGATTTGCAGTAATTTGTGGAGGAGTAATATCATTGGTATAATAAAAATCGTCTCCTAAAAAAGAACCGTCATTATCTATATTATTTCTCATTCTAAATGCTCCTGATGACGAACCTCTTAGAAATCCTCCTGTAACTCCTGATTGATATAAATCATTATCAGTTATCAGTGTAAAATCACTTGTACTTCCATACGCTATTAATCCATAATTATGTCTGTTGGTAGCAACTCCCCTTCTAACAGTGTTGTTGGTAATTTTACCTCCATGCATATTTACAGCAATAATGCCAGAATAGGTTACATCTGTTTCAGTTCCACAATCAGATACATTGTTTCCATGAATTGTAGAACCACTAGAATCTTCTAAATAAATACCTTCCCTGCCACAATTTACAATAACATTATTTGCAATAGTAGTATGTTGTACAAAAGCTGAAAATATTCCATTTTGAGCAGAGCCTTCTATATAATTGTTTATGATTACAAGGTCTGTACTTGATGCTTCACCATTCGCTGATATTCCATCTATTGTGTTTGTATATCTACAATGATTTCCGTCAACAACAACTCTTCTTGGATAATCAAATTGCATGTAGTATTCAGATTGTCCGGTAAATATATTTCCTTGAACAAGTATATCTTGCGCATAAGATATAAATACACCTGCTAATCCTCCATTAAAGAAATTGTTTGATATAAGTACATGAGAAGTTCGATTTTCTCCAGTACTTCTAGTTAGCGTAATACCATCTTGATTTACATTTAAAAATTCCGAATTGGTAATGTTAACATTATGACAATCAATTAATTTTATGGCTGTGCTGCTAAACTCTTGAAAAAATATATTGTTGAAATCTATGCCATGTACTGCTGTTAAATACGTACCTGAACCTACTGTTGTTAAAAGAAATCCATAAGAGGCCGTATTAGGGCCTCCGTTTAATTGAAAGTCTTTAACAATGATATTGCTTCCTCCTGTATTGGAAAACATTGTATTTGTTGTACTTGGAGTTGTTTCATAATCACCATCCATAGTACTAGAGGTTATTATTGTTTGTCTTCCAACACCTTGTAATGTTCTATTAGAAGGAATATCAATTGTTGTTGCAATATCAAAAGTTCCTTCTGTTAATTGTACATTTCCTAATGCAAGAGCTGTTTCTATTTCAGCTTCATCATTTGTTCCATCACAAATATAATCAGCTCTATTTTTAATAGTAGCTGGAGCATCTGAAGCCGCTACAACATAATATGGCGCACCTCCATTTTGCAAAGCCGAATCGGCTAAATCCAATGAAGCGTTCACGCTAGCATCCAAATCAACTTCGTCTATTGTGCCATTGGATATGTTATCGGAATCGACAACCCCACTTGCTATTGTAGTGGTTATTGCAGTAGTTCCCGTGCCTGTAACTTCTCCACTTAAAGTAATGCTTTCGTTGCCCGTAATCCAACCCGAATCATTATTGAATATCGACAAAGGAATACCGCTTATCGTTTCGCTAAAATCAGTTGCACCACTCAATCCAACCAATCTATCGCTTCCAACTAAATCGCCTGATTTTTCAGCAAATGTTGAAACGTCATCGCCACTACCTCCTCCTAAAGCTGTTTCTATAACATTTCCGCTTGCATCGACACCTAAAGAATAAGCCAATGTTCCTGTATTTGTTCCAGAACCATAAGCACCTAAGTTTAGTTGACCATCTGTTAACGTAAATACATTCTGTCCAAGTGCGTCGTTATAAACATTGATTCCTGTTTTATAAATACTCAATGTTTCTAAATTATCTACATGAAAAGTATAATAACCATCAGTAGAAGTTCCGCTTAAAGTTGATGTATAAAAGTCAACATAAGTTAATTGTTGTGATGGATTTAGTACGGTCTGTATATAAAATCTATTACTAAGACCTGAACCCATCTGGAATTTTGGTGCTGCACTATTTTGAGCTAGAAAGAAATTAAAATCAGTACCATCAAATTGAAATGTAGCATTAGCGTTTTGGTCGGTATCTTCGCCTAAAGTTCCGTCTCCTGTCCAAATACCTATCTTATTATCAGTTGTTGTTCCAACTTTTGTAACATCGCCTGTTCCTGCTAAAAAATTACTTGCATCTACTTTTTTAAGTTGGCTATCAGTAGCATCCCAAATTTGAATCATATCAGTAGCTACTGGCGTAACTTCTGTTTTTGTACTTATTGATGTTGCCAATAAATCGGCTGTTATATCTGAACCTGTAAGAGTAAGATTAATGTCGTTGGTGTCGCTTACAGTTGTGGATTCAGAGCCTCCACCGCCTAAATAATTAGCATCACCATAGGATTTTGTTATTAATGCTGTTGCGCCTTGTGTTGTTATTTCAGCATCGGACATTCCTTGAGCTGAAACTGTACCGTTTTCGTGTACTTGAAATACGTTTGTTCCACCATTAGATAAAATTCTAAAAGTTTGAGTTGTACTGTTATTATCCCAATCAATGTGATATGTTTGCGAACCATAAGATAATCCTGTTATTATAGGAGCTTCAAAATTTATGTCTGTTGAAGAAGATAAATTAAGCGGTCCACTATCATCTAAAAGTATTTGTGCATCACCTGTTGTTAAGTTTATTGAAGAATTAATTGATGTTATTGTTAAACCTCCAGCACCTGTATTAGTAATATCAAATCCATTTGTTTCTATATTACCACCAAACTCAGGAGTTAAATCTTCAACTATATTTTGCAAAGCCGAATCGGCTAAATCCAAAGAAGCATTTGTTGAAGCATCAAGCTTTGTTTCGTCAATAGAACCTGTAACTATATCGGCTGTAATATCAGCCCCAGTAAGGGTCAAATCAATCTCTGCGGTATCTGAAACGGTTGTACTTTCACTTCCTGTTGAAGCAATCGTTACCGTTCCATCTAAACCCGTGCCTCCAGTGGTTAATGTTACTCCTGAACCCTCAATCAATTGCATACTTCCACCTGATGCCGATAATGTTACTGTATGACTAGTAGCATCACTTGAATTGATTATTGTTTGGTCGCCTGTGTTAGTTCCACTATTAGTTCCTGTAATATCAGAAGTTAATGCTATTGTTCCTGATGCGTCTGGTAAGCTAAATGTCCTATCTGCTGTTAATAATGCATTTATAATTACTGCTGTATTTGCGGGAGTAAAAACATTATCTGTTATAGCTATCCCATCAGCTACATAGAATTGACCAGTAGCCATGATCTTGTCATTAGCATCGTCAATTGTTAATGTCACACCGTTATTACTACCATCATAGTCACCTATTGAAACTAGTAAATCACCTCCAACTCTTGTTCCTGTGTATGTAGCCCATTCTGAATAATTACTTCCAACACCACTAGAAAATCCTTGAGCATTAATCCACTCAACTGTAGGAACAGCAGGATTACCTCTTGCATCAATTTCTCCTACTGTAGCTGTTGGCATAACACTTGTTCCATCATAATATGTTATCCAAGCATCAGATCTAGTTCCTACTGTATTCGGTGTACCTGCAACTACGCTACCATTTCCTATAACAAATAATCTAGTAGTAGGGTCATTAATTGTAGTATTAGTATATGTAGTATTACCTGTTCCTACATGAAATGAATGAGGAGATTGTACGTCTAATCCTAATCCTACAGCACCTGAATAAAAGTCTTGAACATTGTTGTATGTACCAAAGGCAACTGAATAAGGGCTTACAACAGTATTATCCCATCCAAAAGCATAACTCATGTAATTACTAGCAGTATTACTATAACCATGTGCCCAAGCATAATGATTAGAAGTAGTATTTTCAAGACCGCTAGTAAAATTATGATAATGAGTAGCACTTAATGTATTATCAACCCCAAGATTAAATCCATATAAACCTTTAGTTCCAAAAGTAGCACTAGGAACAGTATTTTGACCTAAATCTACAGAACCAAGACCGCCATTACCATAATTAGCAGGATCCATATCTTTAAGTCTATATGTAATTCCGTTACCTTCATCAAGAGCTTCTAAAGCTCCACCTGCAGTTAGTTCATCTAAAACATCTAAAGCTAGTTGAACATTCGTTTCAGTAACTGATAAATTATTATCAAAATTTCCAGTATCTGTTGCTACACTAGAAGCAGGAACATTACCAAAACTAAGACCATCTTCTGCTAAATTTACAATAGGAACTTGTCCTGCTGCTCCTGAATAAGTATTATCTGTATCAACTAAACCTAAATAAGTAGCATCGGTAGTAACAGTATTATCAACTTGAGCATTGATATAATCTACTCCCATTATAGGAGTTTGAACAAATTCAAATTCTACATATAATACAGGGTCAAAAAAATGAGGATAATTAGCTATTGGAACTGTTACTAATTGCCAAACATTATGTTGAGTGTGTTGAAAACCATAATTAGCAATAGAATTTCTAGTAAAATTAATAGTAGAAGAATTACCACCATTACCTAGTTTTACTCTAAGTCTGCTTGAAGTAGTCCAGTCTGCGGTTGTTTTTAAAGCAAAGTAAAGAGTATTACTAGGATTATCATTATTAGGAAACGGGTCGCCTGCATTAAATCTTATAAAACCACTAGCTGTTGCTGGAACAAAAATAGATTTAGATAGACTATAAGGAGCAGTAAGATAATCTAAATCACCTCCTGCTAATAAAGTAGCATTATCCCATTCAGAAGGAGTACCTAGATTTTCATTATAAATAGGAATAGTAATAAAATTAGGTGGATTACCTACCTCACCTGCTTCAACTATTTTAAAACTAATTTCAGCTTGTGTATTTAAATTTATATTAGGTCTGATTGGAGAAGGTTCAGCATATCCAGTAATAACAGAAGTAGTAGGTACATCATCTATACCGCCTGCCATAGCTACATCAGTATGAGTTATGGTAGTAGTAGAAGCAACAACAGCATAACCATTAGCTGTATCTCCATATTCAGCAGATTCTATATAAATTGTACCACTAATAGCTTTAGCACTATAATCAGGTATAGTAATATTACCATTAATATTGTTTGCTACCTCTATAGCAGTGATTGCTAAATTAGTATTAAATCCAACAACACCGCTCATTATAGATATTCCATTAACTGTAATATCATTAACACTACCAGACGCTCCTGAATCTAAAGATACTGTACCAACAGATTTAGTATCCGCATTAACTATAAATACATCAATCCTTGGATGTAAAGGATGAGCGTCTCCTAATGTAACAGTATTATTAACATTTTGTAAATATGTTTGATTATTAATAATAAAACCAGTAGTCCATATATAGTAATTCATATCGGGTGGTATATAAATAACCCCCCCGTTTATTATGGCGTTGCCTCCGTATATATTGCTATATGTAACAAAAGGATTTAAACCATCTTCACCATCATTAGTTAAATCAGAAGTATTAGGAATATTTAGTTCAAGTCCAGTTTCAGAAGTATTAACTACTGAAAACTGTCTAGCTTTCCCTGTATAAGAAGAGGCGAATGTATCGTTTAAGCCTAACCAAGTGTTGTTTGAGTTTGAATTTGTGTCTAACTGTGTCCTTATATCATCCAAATACATTAATGGTGTATTATAATATGGTATAAGCAGACTATCAAAAGTAGCACCTGAATAATTAAAATAAGATAAAGGTATTGAAATAGTTTGCCAAGCAGTAGAATTAAAATCTAATCCATAAGGGTCAGCAACATTTAAAATAAGTAAGTTAGAAAAATTAGTACCATCAGAAATAGCTAAACCAACATGACCTCCAGCACCAAGAGCACCTGATAGTTTTATATCAAAATATAATACTCCATTAGTATTAAATTCAATAGGATTACTAGGAGTATTAAAAGAAGTTTGAGTACTAGTACCTGAATAAATAGGTATTTCGTAAGATACAGTACCGCTATTAAATTCAGTAGTACTTGCAGGGTCTCCGCCAACAGGAGTAATATCTATATCCCATTCATCAGGATCACCTAAATTTTCATCATATATAACATTGGTAATAAATTCTCCGGGAGGAGCATTAGCTTGATTAGCTTTAACAAATCTAAAGCTGACCTCAACTTGAGTCTCAAGAGTAGGTAAAGGTTTAATAGGTGTAGCACTAGGAATACCAGTTATAACTCCAACAGAATGTGCATTATCATCTCCACCATTCATATTTACATCAGTAGTAGTAATTGTACTTGTACTAGACTGTACAACATAAGTATTAGGAATAATTCCTTTTTCCGTTGATATAATCGTAATTATTTCTCCTGTATTAGTAGCTATATAATCAGGAACTGATATTTCAGTATTAATACTAGTAACAACATCTATAGCAGTAGTAGCTAAATCTGTATTAAATGGTACAGATGCATCCATAATTTGTACACCATTTACAGTTATACCTAACACAGAACCTGCACCACCGCCTGTTAATGTAACGCTACCTGTTGCTTTAGTGTCAGAATTAAGTATAAAAGTATCAAATCTGGATAAAGTAGGATGAGGGTCAGATAAAGTAACTGTTCCTTGTATGTAGTCTGCTACCGTATTATATACAACGTTATTAATAATAAAGGCTGACCCCCATACTCTATAGTCTAATGCTTGGATATATTCTACTCCTGCATCAATAATAGCATTACTACCATATAAATCATTAAGAGTAATAAATGGATTATTACCATCATCTCCATCGTTGATTAAATCAGAAGTGTTTGTAATAGTAACATCAGCACCAAAAGGAAGCCATTGAGTACCATCCCAATAAAAATATTCATCACTAACATCTGCATAATAAACTTCTCCTCTATCTGGATTAGTTATAGGAATACTTTGTGGTTTAAACTTAATTGATTTTACTTGAGGTGTTTGACCAAAAGCAATTGTACTAATTAAAAGAAATAGTACTAAGAACAGTTTATTAAATTTAGCTTGCATAATCTACAGAATATATTTTAAGGTTATTATCATCAGTATAAGGTAAAGCTAAAACATCAGCTTCTACTTTTCTTCCACTACCAAGAGGAAGTTCTCCCCATATAGTGTCTCCTACTTCAATAGTAGTAACATTTGGTTTTCCATGTTTATTCACAGAAAGGTTATTTATGTTATATAAAGGTTCTCCAACTTGTCCCATTGTATCTTCGTATATATCGTTATCAATTAAATTAATTTTAATATCATCTATAACTAATAAAGCATAGTTAAGAGGTACATCATCTTCTATTACAGTTACTATTATAGTATCAAAACTAGAAATGTTAGTAAAATGACTAGAGGGTATAATAGCAGTTTGTTGTGTAGCTGATAAGAAGTTAATACCATAATTTCCTGTTAAAACATATACAGGATTACTAGTATCTCCATTTGTACTATTATATAGAACAATACGTAATCCCATTTCATCTATAACAGTTTGAGGATATATTTTAAGTTCAAGCTCTTTAAGTAAAGCCATACTTATTACCTCATCATTGACGTGCTGGAAACCTTCATCTGCTGGAGCACCAGTGAGAGCGATATGTATTAATCCCACTAATGGATTACTAACTGCTCCTAAATCAACATCTCCTGAAACGCCTATAACAGTACCTAACCATTCATTAGGTAATCCATCATTTTCGTTATATACTTGTTCAAAAGAAAGATTGAAATCAATTATATTATCAAACACCGCTTCAAGTTCATCTAAATCTATACATAAACTACATACACAATCAGATATTGTATCTATTTTATATTTAGTTTTCACAAAAGCAATTTCATCTTCATCTTCTCCTGCCATAAGCAAGTCTATAAGATACATACCGTACCAAAATATACCTAGATATATTTTATTTATGTTTTCTACACTTTTAGTACTTCCTGTAACACATTCTTCACTTAAAATATTATTAGTCTTATTTTGAATACTACAAGTAGATAATTTTAGAGCTTCATCAATATATTGAAGAAAATTAAAAGAGAAATTAGGAGTATATCTACTTAAATAAGTATATTGATAAGTAAATAGTTTAGCATGAATAGATTTGTATTTTAGAGCCTTTTTAGCTATTTTACTAATACAATCATCAAGTAAATTATCATCACAGCCACAATCACCACATAAAAGTTGTTTTATAACAGTAATTATAGAATTTTGTAGATATTTAATTACATAAAAAGGTATTTTAACAGTTTCATTACCAACTATAAGAGTGAGTATCCATTCTCCATCTTTAGTAGTAGGAACAGTAAGAGAAGCTCCTGCTTCTATACTTCCACTGGTAATTCTCTTTTCAGTATTTCTATCCACATAGTCTAAAGTATAATCAGTATCTTGTGAAACAGTTACTATATGATTATCTTCAGTCTTTACAAAGGAATGGAGTATAGGCATAGTTTATAAATTTTAAAAAACCCTTACCATATATGATACAGTAAGGGTAATTAATTACAAATGTTCGATTCTATTATCTATTATAAAACCCTTATTAGTTACCAGCAATAGCATCAGTTTCAGTTCCATCATCCAAAACAGGCTCTTCACCTACGGTTGCGCTATATGCTGTACCCACAATAGCTGCAAGAAAAGCTGCAACTTCTACAGCAGTTTGATTAGAAGCAGGAGGAGTATCAGCTTCTGCATCGTTATCACAAGCAATACATACAATGTTTTTCATTACATTATGAGTTCTGGTAGGAGAACTATGAGTTCCTTCCCAATTAAATGTAACAACATCATAATTTGTAGCAAGCACAGTCTCCATTACACGTTTGTACCACAAATCTGTATATTCTGTATAATTACCATTACCTTCTTCAGCACTAAAATCTTTTTCCATTTGAAGAATATCTGCTCCTGTTCCTCTACTATGTACAAAAGGAGTAGTAGTAGAAAAAGCATCACCTTCAATAAGTCCTCCTAGAGATACTCCTAAAACAACATCGTCTTCATTAGGAGTAATAGTTACATTATAAGGACCGCCTCCTGTTTTAGCAGCAGTAATAAAACTAGAACCTGCGTTAAGTTTTGCGACTAATTCGTCAATAGCAGCACTAGCAGTTACAGAAGCTTTTTTGTAAACAGTAGCTCGTACACTTCTTGTAAAGTTTTTAGAACTATATGTAATGTCTTTTACAGTAATACTAAATTCACCTACATCGCCATCTACTACACTAAGAGAAGCGACAGTTATAACAGGTTTTGTAGCGGCTCTATATAATTGTATATTTACACCTTTAACACCTTGTCTTGGTATAATAGGAACTATAATAGTATCTTCTAATCTTCCTGCTACAGCAGTAAAATACTTAGAGTCTGGAGTAGTAGTAGCAAGATTAGCTAGAGTAATCAAAGCACCTTGGTCGTTAAAAAATGCAAGAGCACCATCAACCAAAGTATCAACATCATTGTAACCTGCAATAGTTCCTCCACCAACTTTGGCTGCATAGGCTACATCTTTTAATACAAGTAATTTATTCATCTTATTAAAGTTTAGTATTTATTCAGTTAACATATTTTCTCTTACATAAGCATTATAATTACCATCAGTAATTAAAGCTTTAATAAATTGTGCAGTATTCCTAACAATTTCTTCACAAACTCTCCTACTCATATTCAAATTGCTGTTCAAATATAAATCAATCAAGTTTGGTTTGCAAATATAGGTAGATTTGACTGCTCCAATTATAACACTATTAGGAATTTTAAGCATAAGAGATTCTTGTCTGATTACCGAGGTAAGAGAATTTATACTAGGTCTGGACAACGCCGAATTATTGACATCCATGAAAAATTCGTCATCTATGACCCTAATTTCAGTCCTCAAAGGCAAGTCAGTACTAAGATAAGTGTTTATAGTACTTTGTTGAGTTACAAAATCCTTAGCTACTGCTCCTGCTGTTATAGTTATTTTCTCAACAGCATTATTACTAATTAAAATAAAAGTTTCATTACTATAGTTAAAAGATTCTCTTTCCCAGTATAAGTCGGAGGGAGAGTTAAGTATAGTAGTAAGTTTATCTTTAAGTTTAATTCTTAGTATCTTAGTTAACATGAATTTTTGTTTGAAAAAAGATTCGTTAGCTAAATAATTAGCAGGTAAATCATTAATATCTGTTATATCAAACAAGGTAGTAGGAACACCTCCAATATAGATTTCAATCTTATATATAGTAAGAGCATCTGTAGCTGGAAGACTAAGACTAAAAGCTGTTTTATATTTAGTTACAGCAGTTGTTTTTATTATTTGATTACAATTTTTGGCTACTAAACCATCAAATCTAACAAAATCAAAATAATCATCAGGAAGAGAAACATATTTATCTCCTTCTCCTAACTCTTCTATATACAGGGTCTTTTCTCTAACAAGGTCTTTAATATCAGAAATCCTTTTAGAAGTATTTTCAAATCCTATTTGCTTAATATTAGAACTAGATGTTAATTTACTTTCTATAAACTTAGTAACTTCTTCATTTAAAAGCCAGTCTTTTTCTTCTGGTTCTATATTCTTAGTTACCTGTGAGTTTATTTTCTGTAAATGAACATCTAGGTCTATATGCATCTCTTGTGCAGTCATTTGTTATGTTTTTAGTCTTGCTTGTATAACAGAAACTATTTCTTTATTTTTTGGTTCTTCTGATTTAATAAATAAAACAGCATCATCTAAATTAGTTCCTAGACATATTTCACGGTTTTCTCCATAATAATATGTATCAGTATTAGCTGGAACATATAAAATACCTGCTTCTCTAGCTCTAAGAATAAGAGCTTTATATTTAAGATTTACGTCAGAAACACAATCCATAAATATTTCAGGTTTACTCTCAACTAATTTTTCAAGAGCTATTTGTTTATCTTCTAAACTTTCATAAACAGCTAGTTTTTCTCCATAATAAAGTAATGAAGCATCAATAACAGGCTCTTTACTTAATATTTCAATAAATTTAGCTCTAGCATCATTTCTAGTTTTAAATTCACTAATTTTATCAAGACGGTCAGTTTCTATACTATATAAATAAAATCTAATTTTAGGAGAGATAAAAACATCTTTAGAATGATTAGCTACTCTACCATATACTAAACAATATTTAAATAAAACATAATCAGCAATTCCATCTATAACGTTACCATATAAAGTAATATAATTTCCTTTTTTCTCGAATGATTTTAAAGATTCAAAAGTACTTTTTTGTTCAGCACTTTTAAATTCTACTTTCATAGATAATATTTTACCTTGAAGTTTTTCAGCAGTATCCCCATCAGCAGGAACTCTTGCAGAAATATTATTCCAATAATCTCTACAAGCCATATTAAAGTTTACATCGCTAGGAGCTATATTAATAATTTGAGGTAAATATTTCTTTTCTTCTTCTAAATCTAAACCTCTAAGAACAGTAGTACCTTTTAAAGAACTTCCTATTTTCATATTATGATTAGAAGGGTCATCGCCTCTCATATAAAAATAAGGCGCACGTCTAATAGACAATTCAAAGTTTGAAATTTGTTTTGTTTCCATGATTGTTTTGTTTTTGCTTTTTATTGTTAAAGCTACTAGAGATACTATTAATATCTCTAGTAGCACATTCTAAATTAACTACTAACTAATATAATACTAACTACGACAAATCGCAACTTAGTTTAAAACAATGAACATTTCTACGAATATTAACACCTAGAGTTTTAAGGAAGTGAACAGCGGCTTTATCAATATCGGTAGCTAAGTTGATATTAGTGGCATTACCATTATAATCACCATAACTCTTACCTTTAATTAAAGTCATACCTTGTTCAATACCTCTAATCATAGAACGTCCTTTTTGATTAACCATTTGAACGTTTCTGATTCCATCATAGGTACTCATATCAACGAAATACATATCAAAAGAACTCATTGGAAGTCCTTCTACTGGATGTAGAGGAGAGTTTTCAGCACGTCCACCATAGTCTAAAAGATTAAGTAAACGTACAGTAATGGTGTGTCCGTCAATATGTTGGTATTGATTAAAATACGCACCATATTTAAGACTGTTACTATTAGCAGTACCTCCGATAAATTTATTATCAGTACTGCTAGTTAAAGTCCAAGCACCTGCACCAGTAGATTCTCTCTTAATAGCGGCATCAAATTCTCTAGCTCCACCAACACCAGTAAAGAGAACAATTTCCATTCTACCAGTATCTGTAGCACCATACAACACATCACCAACAGTCCTAGATAATTTACCAACAGTTAAGAAACCATAAGTATCTTTATTAGGAATCTGGTCATCGACACCTGCTCCAATAGGAATAGGAAAACCAGTTTCAGGGTCAATAGTAGTAATATTACCATTAACATCTCTATTATAGGTACTTTCCCATAAATGTTCTTCACAAGCTTCCTTGTATTGTAATTCATGCTGATATTCCTCGAAAGGCATCCAGTAAGATGTTTTACCACTAGGTAAATTAAACTGGAACTCTACAGTACGATTACTAACATTACCACCAAATTCATAAGACTTTCTAAGAATAGAAATTTGGTTCTTTAGTTTACCAGGAACTTGTTTATTACTTTCATTACCACTAGAATAAGCTTCAGCAACAGGTGCTCCACCACTCATACTCCATCTTAGACCCGCAGTCATCTCGGTAGTAGGCATATAATCATCCAAATTACGATAAATAAGTTGGAAAGTATATCTAAAACCAGTACTTACTCTTTCTTTACTAAGTATTCTAGCAATTTTTCCATTAGGAGTTCTAACTAAATGTTGGTCTTTTAACCAATTAGTTTTAAAAATCACATGGAAAGGAACACCTCTCTTACCAACTTCGGTAGCAGCGGTATATTCGTGACTAACAATCACGTCAGATTGTTTAAGTCTTGTCATTACAGGATAGTCGTATTCAATGTCTTCGATTCCAATAGTACGCATACCACCTGCTTGTCCTTCAGTTAAGAAGGTTAAGGGAAACTTCTTACTATCATTACCCATTAAATGAGTTATAACAGGAGTAAGAGTATCCGCTTTAGTAATACGAGCTTCAGCTAACGAGTTGTTAGTAGTAAAACCTCTACCATCAAAGGTTTCGTGTTTTAGTATCTGAGCCGTAATTTGATTACCAAATGTATTATCCATTTTAATTGTTTTTTAAAGTTATTTACTATTGAATAAGTCGTCTATAGTAATATCTTTTTGAGGTTTAGAAACACCACCAGTACTAGCAGAATTTTCACTTTCCAATTTAGCACTTCTAAACACTAGATCTCTAAGACCACTTACTCTATTTTCTCTCATTTTCTGTTTGATAACACTATTAAAGTCAAATTTTTTAAATCTTAAATAAGCTAAACCTATTCTATTTTCAAGACTTTCTTTAGACATATCTAGGATTTCTTGACTATTACCTTTATCGTCAACAGCATTTGACATATAATTAAAGAAAGCTTCTTTTTCTGAATCAGGAATAGTAACAAAACTAACCTTATTATTTTTAATATGGTCATTTACACTATTCCAATGATTTTGAATTTTAGCTTCTTCTCTAGCTATAGTATCATTAATTTCTTTTTGACGATTAAGTTTAACATTGTCATCGTATTCTTTTAGAGCTTTTACAGCTATATCATATTCTTTGTCAACACTGTTACTATCTTTAGTAAAGCTTAAATAACTTTCAATTCTTTCACTCTCTAGGTTTCTTATTAATAATGACTTTCTAATAGTATCGAGTTTTTGTTCACTATTTAAATTCTTTTTATCTACTTTAGAATAATCAGTAGCTTGTTCAAAATCTTTTAAATCCTTTCCTAATTGAAGATGTTTAACAACTTCTGAAAGAACTGGAAACTTATTATAAAGATTCTCTAATGTTGCTTTACCTATCTCAACACCATAATCTTTAACAAGCTCTTTTACACCTTCAATATTATTGGGATAAACTTTTGTTTTACCATTTTCATCTAAAAACTCATATTCCAATTGAAGGTGAGCATTATTAAGTAAATCACCATCTTTTTCAGCAGCAAGTTGTGCTTTAGTTTTAATGATATTACCTTCATCATCTATCTGATTTCCTTCTTTATCTAAAGCAATTTCAGGTTCATTAACTAAATCATTGAATACATCTTCAAATTTAACTACTATTTCCCCTTTATCATTTAGAACATTACCATCAGCATCTATAGAAGTACCTTTATGTTTTTCTAAAAGTTCTGCTTTAATGCCTTTGTTTTCATCAGATAGTTGCTCTGCGTTTAAAGAAGTTAAAAAACTTTTAATTTTAGTTTTATTTTCTTCTGTATTAAACGTCTTTTTATCTTGAGATTCATCTCCTTTATCTGCATTAGCACCAGGCTCTGCAATAGAATTACCATCTTTATCAAGATTTTTGTTTTTATCCTTATCTTTATCATCACCACTAATATTAGGATTCTGATTTTGATTAGGGATTATACTTTGTGGATTAACAATATCTCCTATTGTTATATCAGGTTGAGCTATTTCTGCCATCATATTTATTATTAGTTATTAATCTATTATTAATTATTGACTTACTTTCGGTTTTTGTTTTAAAGCCACTACTTTAGCTTGGCTTTCTTTAATACTTTGATTGCCTTCTTTCTTATCTTGCTCAAATTTTTGTCTATCTAAGTCAAGTTTTTCTTTATCTACAGCAACCTTATTATCAGCTAACTTTTCTTTAATACCTCTATCATCTCCTTTTCCATCATCTTTACTTAATTCCAAAAGTTTAGAATCAATAGCTGTATCGTATCTTCTATCCGCTTCATAACGTTTAACTTCGTTTTCAGCTTCTTTGATTTCTTGATTCATTCTAGCTACTTCTTCATTACTAGCAAGAGCTTGTTCTTGCATAGCTTGTTCTCTCTGTTTAGCAATAGCATCTATTTTATAAACTATTCGTTTAGTTTTTTCAAAATTCCTGCTTCCTATTAATTCCATCATAGTAGGAGCATCTGCATTTTGACCTAAACTAAACCCATATTCTTTAGCAGTTTGGATATTCTCCGTTTCTTGGCTACTATTAATAACATGAACATTATAATCACTTTCAAGATGATATATTGCATCGTCAGCATTAATAGCAAGAAAAGCTTTTCTACCTTCACTATTTACATACTTAGCTTTCTTCCCTTTAATATAAGCTACTTTACTAATGTCTAAAAGACCTTCATAATCTTTCTCTTGAAACTTTTCAAACTTTCTATTAAGTTCTTCACTTATGATAGCACTTCTAAATATAGCTTGTTCAGTAACACCTTTACCATCACTAGCTTTAGAATCTCCATATCTCTGACGATTCATTCCAATAGCTTCCCAAAACTCATATTTTATAGATTGCATTAAATCTATAGAATCTCTAGCAAACTGCCCTAAACTCATATCAAGAACTTTAATACCTTGCAGAGCTAAACCCGCAGTAGGCTGAGCTTCATCAATAACCATTAAATTATCAGCATGAACAAAATACATAAATTTTTCTTCATCCCAACCACCTTGTCCTTTAGGAATAAGTCCTTGAGGCATTATCATAACTTTATCTTTATTCTTATTGATTATTTTTTCAAATTGATATTTAAGAATATTATATATAATTTGATAAGATTTTCCAACAGTAGGAATACTTACTACTTTACCATTAACGCCTCTATTAATCCTACCATTATAACATAGTTTTTGAGCAGAACTGTTATTAAGTTCCATTCTATTATATTCAAGAGGCTCTACTTCTAAGAATATCTTATTAGAAGCATCAGCAATTCTAGTTCCCTGATATACTTGACTAATCCATTCCCATTCAATACTAATGTCTCCATTAGCTTTATCTAAAACATAAGTGTCGTCCACTTCCATAGTAGTAACGACACCTAATTCTTTATCTTGATATGTAAGGATTCCTATTCTTTGATAACTTCTCCATTGAGTATGACATACTTCAAAACCACTAAGATAAGCATTATTTGAATAATACTTATCATCCTTGCCTATCCATTGAGTAGGAAGAACTACAAAATTGGAAGCCCCTGTACCAACCTCACTGTTCTCTGTTTCTTCTAACCATGTAATATCTTCATCAGTAAGTAAATGTCTCCATCTATCTACTATCTCATTACCAGTCATTATTCTTCTACGGAGAATACGAGGAGCATCTTCTATAAAAGTACCCCTATAAGAATCAGGGAGAGATATTTCATAAGGAGGAACTCGTTCTAATAAAACGTCATCATGGTAAACAGCTTTATAAGTAACAGCCGCGCCAAAAGAAACCCAATCTGTATAGGCTTGTTGGTATTTCTCATCTAAATCTTGATCAAACTTAATATAATCAAGAACTTCTTGCCCACTTATAACTCTATTACTATCGTAATTTTTATTATATTTATCTACTTCTTCTTGTACAGTACCTTGTTCTTTAGACTCTTTACCAGTTTCTATACCTATAGTATTTAACTCATTTATAAGTTTTTGTTGATAATATTGTTCTAGTAATTTACCTAATCCCTCTTTATATAAATTATCATCTTCAGGATTACTATCTATAACAGTAAAGTTTTTAAAACGTTTACTAAACTCTCCTACATATAAATCTCTAACAGGAGTAATAATATCAAAATTACGTAACTTAGCTCCAAATCTCTTATATCTATCAACAGTAGTATTTAAAGGATTTAAAACATGAGCATAATCTTCTTCTATAAGGTCACCGCCATCTAAAAGACGAGCATCGCTAGAAACATTATTGGTAAAACTACTTGTAATAAATTCATCAGCAATAAAGTTAACACAAGCTTCGCCCCAAGTAAGACCAGTAACTTTGTCTTTCTTTTTCTTCTCTGCTGAAGATATTTTCTGTCTAGGAAATAAGGACATATAAGTAGTTGTTATATATTAGAATAATTGTCTGTTAAAAACACTATCAGAACTTACTATATTAGTATTATCTGTTATTTTAGTAAAAACTTGTTCTTTAATATCATATTGACCTACTATAAGAGTAGATACAGCATCAAAGTTACCTTTGTATAGATTATACCTTAAAAGTTCCTTTAAACCTGCCTCACTATAATAGTAGTGTAAATTTAGTAAATTTTTACCATTATCATTGCCCCTTTTTTGTACTAACCAGTCCTTTACATATATAACACCAGTAAGCCTTCGAGCCTCATTAATACTAATACCTTTCTTTCTTCCTGTCTTGCTCGTCTGTAATGATTTCTGCCATATTACGTCAGGTTCGTCAGCAAGTTGGTGCAATCTATGATGTTCCCTAGCATAATCAAAAATATCTCCCCTATCATTTTCATACATAATAATAGCGTTATAATAGTCAGCAGCAGCAAAAAGTATTTCATTAAACTTTTCTGTAGTATCTGGACGACCTCTAAACTCAGCTACTATTCTATCACCAAAACCGGGAGTAAAGTTATTAGTTCTTTCATATACTTTAAAAACACCTAAAGAATCTCTTCCTGTAATCTGTTCCGCCTTCTTAGGCAAAGCAAAAGGGTCACACCATATTCTATAAAGATTATGAGGTACTTGACCTATTAAAACATCTTTATCAACATTAAAAAGACTACCTTTACGTATATCTACTTTACTTCTATAAGGTGGTGACCACATAACAAAACAACCATGAGGGTCATCTTCTTTTCTTAAAGGAAAGTTAGTTATAGGCGGATGATAATGTTTTTCTTGTTCAGGAGTCATAAACATCTTATCAACAAACTTGACACCTTGAGCAGTACGGATAAGATTTCCTGTTCTAGTTAATGCTTTTATGTCTTCATCTTTCTGTACACGTCTTAATTGTTCTTCTAAATCTGCATTTGGAAATATACCACTAGTTCCTCTACTAAAAGCTTCTTTAGGACAGAATGGCTCTTCCATTACGTAATCACTAAGTTTACTAGCATCTTTAGCTTTCTTCTTAGTTTCTCTTATAGCTTCTTCATAAGCTATAGCTCCTTTAACATTACTATTGCCATGTCTATCAATAAAGCCTTCTTTACCCATATAACTAGGTACAAAGAAACCACATTCATCTCCTCTACAATCCTCATCCCATATATTATTGAAAGATAAGAATCCATCAGCAGATGGAGAATAGAATAAAGATTCAAAATGTTCCCATTGTTTATCTTCTCCACCACCAGTACCAAAGACAATCATTAGACCAGTCTTAACAGCACCTGCTCCAAGAGTAGGAAGAGTAGAAGCTAGTACTTGACTTAATAAAGGATTTTTACCAGATTCTTCTAATAAGATAAGAGTACAGTCTTTACCTCTAATAGCACCAGGATTATTAGTAGCAAAGCTTCTAGCTAGTATACTACTTTTATATCCTCTTTCTATACCATAACCATCGTTATATTTAAAGCCGAATTTAATAGTGTTTTCTTTGTCTATTAAACGACGTTTAGACCAGTCAGTATGTTTAGAGATATGCTGTAAGTAGTTATCAGCCATAGTCATAGTTCCTTCTGGATACAAACTATCACTATTATAGGCAGCAATACCTGTTACAGTATTCTTATATAAATCAGCTCTATTAGCACTTAACCAACCATTTTTATAACTATATCCTTTACGTCTAGCTTTACCTACAACTATATGCTTACCTTTAGCTCTAGCTAATTCAATAGCTTTGAAGTAATAATAATCACTATCAAAAAATTGGGGAAGACTTACTTCTTTATCATCAGCTAATTCAGAAATATCTTCTCCTAATCTAACAAGTTCATCTATTTTAATAAGAGTGGCTTGCTTAACTCTTTTAATAGGAGCATAGTTTAAATAACCATAATGTTCTCCTGTTATATGTAAATCTTGTAAAACATAAGTACCGTCCTCTTTAACAACTAAAGCACAAGGTAATGTAATACCTTCTTTCCTTCTTCTTTCTTCTTCATCCCAGAAAGCATCATACTTATTTCTATCATAAATAGGATGATATTCAGTATATGTACCATGTTTTAAATAATGTTGTCCAGTAACACTAAATTGTTCAGTATTATAGAAAGCTATATCAATATGCTCATATAGTTCTTCTCCTAGAGTACCCTGTATCTTCTTATAAGGCATATCTATAACAGGAAGGCTATCATCTCTGATAGCCGTTTCTAATAACGCAGGCTCTACGCTATTTACTATATCATAACTTCTATAATTAACGTGCATTTAGTCGCTCCACTTAGTTACTAATATTTCATTTATATCTTTATACTCACCTATTCCAGAATTTAAAGCAAACTCTCTATCAGTATCCATATCTCCAAACATGATACTTTCTTTTAAATTTATTTCATATTCAATAGCAGCATCATAAGCCATACCAGGATTAGGTTTTCTATAATAACTTTCATTATGTTTACAATAATAATAACTTACAGAACCTTTAGGAAGATTTAGTTCTTTCTCTACTTTATCACATATAGTATTTATCTTAATAACAAAAGCTTTTTCAGGAACATAACCTTGTTCAATACCTGCCTGATTAGTTACCACGATAACTTTATATCCTAGTTTTATATAATATTCAAGAGCATCAAGAGTTTCATCTACAAGTCTCCAATCTCCAGTATGTAAAGGAAAATCTCTTCCCGTTTTAGTTTTAATTAGTGTACCATCTAAATCAGTAAACACAGCTTTAATTATCTTCATATTTAGTTAGTTATTTTAATTATACTATCAAATTTGACATTAATTATTTTATCTTCTGATAAAAGAGAATAAGTTGAGGTATTATTACTTTCTTTTCTAAGTTTATCTAAAAAAGCTAAAGCAGAATCTTTAGTAACAAAATGTCTTTCTCTATCAAGATACCATGTATCGGTATGATAAGCAGTACAAATAATTATTGACTTCTCTACTCTTCCAAATTCATCAAGTCTTCCAGAATCAGGACAAGAAGTTGGAACTACCATAGCTATAACCCAACTTATAATATATTCTTTCATTTTTATAATTCTATTATAGTTACCATATACCAAATTTTTTAGCATCAGATTTTTTTCGTAATTCGTTTGTATTACATTGTAATACATTTGATTTTTTCTCATAGTGGTCTTTAAGAAGTGCTTGTACCTCATTATACATAAATTTAATAGGTATATACTTCGGCTTACAATTAAGTCTTATATGATAGATACCTAAACCGTTAGGAACTAATTTATATCCCCACATAATAAGTAACATAGCATACAAACTAACTTGTAAACTATATACCATACCTTTACAATTTTCTACAGTATTAATAGGAAATTTAAGATATTCTTCTTTTCTTACAAATTCATCAGTCTTAACACGAACTCCACCGATTACTTTCTTTTTAAAATAACCACTATTAAAAAGCATCACATCTTTATTAGTCTTCCAATCAAGAATAGCGAAATGTTTATCTTTAACTACAAGAACATCAATCTTACCTGCAACCAAATAAAAAGGACTGTACACAAGCTTTTCAGCAAATAGTGTACAGCCCTTATCAATATAACTAAGCAGGGTACTGTATATGGAAGGATAAACATCCTGTATTCGAGTTTTATCTAAATCATGTTTGGTTCTTATTATAACCATCTCATGTTCCCCTGTATGTGAAAGAGATGGAGTTATAAGTTTATTAGTTTCTCCTTTGTAATCATCTTTACTAATATTAATAGTGTCTTCAAGAAAGTCATGTATTTTATTACCTCTATCACAAGCATCTTTAGTCATCTTCTTCCACTTATTAACAACAATACCTACTTCATGACTATTAATAGGATGTAAATACAAATCTTCCAAATCTCTATAACTACCATCAACAATAATACCTTGTTGAGCATCCGTAGGTTTAACTCTAAAACCACTATCTCTTAAAGCAACATACATACTCCAATATCTTTTATTAAAAGCAGGAACATATTTACCTATAAGAGTAGTAACACTAGTATAATCATTATTATACTCATCTGTATAACTATGATCGTCTTCCCTAAATAATATCTTTCTCCCCTCTATCATTTCTATTGGGTATTACTTTAAAGTTATCTCTATAGTAAGCTTCTACATCTTCTTGGTATCTTCTATCTATAGGTTCATATTCTTCGTGAAAAGCGAGATAATCTTTAAAAGGTATTGCTAATTTATAAAAACTTTGAGTAGGTCTATAAAATATACCAGTACTCCCATCTTTTTGATTTACTATCTTAGTTATATTATCAGGATGTAAATCTAATACGATAGCTACTATAAATTCACCATTAGGATGGTTTGCCCAAACATTTATTATAACAGGTCTTCTCATTCTTCTCTTCTTCCTAAATCACCACCGCCATAAAGCTTATCTACTCCAGTTTCTTCTTCAGCTAATTTCTTTCTTAAATCTTCAACTGTTTTAAAAGCATCAGGCAGTTTATTGTTAATTGCCATTATCTTACTACTAATATCCATAAGAAAATTAGTATTTTGTTCTATACGTTCGTTGAGAGATTGAATAACTTGTTCATCCTCTTCAACGTTTAGTTTATTTTGAGTTTTTCTAATTCTATCTCTTACAGCAGTTCTACGTTCATTAAGAAGTTCTAAATCTTCTCCAATCCCATAAACACCTCTATTAGCATTAGTATAAGCAAGATGTAAAGCACTTAAATCAAGTAACTCTACATATTTACTCATAGCTTTCTCAACAGTCTTATTAGGAATCCAATCAGAAGGCAAGCCTGCAAAATCGATACAGCTCTCCATTCTTTTCTTTTCAGGTAAATCTCTATATATAGAAGTAGTTTTACAATAACCATGAATAAACTTAAATATCTTAGTAGCATATAGTTTCTTTCTACCATCATGGTCACCCTCACTACCTTTATCTTCAAATAGAATTTCTCTAAATTCAGGAATATCTCTTATCTCTAGTTTATTAATTTCAAGAACTCCTTCTTTGTTTATAACAAATAAATTGGTATTATCCCTCATAAAACACTTTATCAAATTTATTAGCTACATCCACAATATCTTTAACTTCTTTAAGTTCCTCAAAAGTATAAGCCACAGTATCACTCTTAATACTACTTGTTATAGCTTTTTGTTGCATCTTTAATTCTAGCAACTTTCTCTTGTATTCTTCTTTACTTATAAAAGGTTCTTCTTTTTTTAGTTCTTTATATTCACTTATCTTATCAAGCTTTCTCTTTCTTATAAAGACACCAAAATAAGGAAGTCTAACATTTACACCTTTCTTAAAAGCTAAAGCGGATACTTGAAATTGGCTTTCATAAATAACTCCTATTTCTTGTATAGACATCTCTATACCGTACTTCTGTCTTATCATACCTTGGAGTTTTATTAAAACCTCCTTTAAAGTAATATCTAACTTCATTGTTCTAAAACAGGTTTTTTATCAATAACAACTCCTATAGCCTTAGCATTTTCTTCGGCTCTTTTGCTAGCTTCTTTTGCTTCTCGTTCTGCTTTGTTTTTCACAGTAATACTTTCAATATTAATAGAAGTAAATATCAAACATTGAGCAAAAAGTTCTGAATACAATTTAGTAATATATACTTTATTCATTAATTCAGCAGGATGTGAAGGTCTATAAGTAGTTTCATAAAGGACTATCCTCTCATTAGTTTGTAAATCTACAGCAACTAACTTAATAGTTCTTGTAGGAGCAGTTTTGGTTATTTTACCTCCTTTCTTTTCATTAACAATAGTACTAGAAACATCGAGAGGAGTAGTACCTTTAGATATTTTAACATCAAAAAATTTCTTAATATTTCTCTTCTCTAAAGATTCATTTAGTCTATCTAATATCTTATGAGTTAAAGAAGCTATATTAACATCATTTCGTTCCATTTATATATGTTTTTTGTAGCAGGGCTAATCTATTCTTTTTAAAAGTATCAATATCTGATTTACCAGTTACAACGTAACTTCTTCCAACACAAGACATTTTGTTATAAATATCTTCATTAGAAGAAGCTACAGTATAACCTTCATCATAAAGAATATCAAAGAGCAATCCTGCAAGGTTTTCATCAACTTTAATAAATAAGTAAGAATCTTCAGTACTAGCTTTGAGGTACTGGATTACTACTTTGCGGTTCATTAGCTTCACTAGGAGTTAAAGGATGTTCTACGACTTTATCTCTAATCTCACCAAGTCTCTTACCTAGCCACATTCTAGCTTCTTTAAGTCCTTGATAAGCACCATTACAAGCAGATATTAGGGGAAGAAATTTTTCAGGATCATCTGGCATATCTTGTCCAAAATCATCGTTCGCTACAACATCAAGTAGAACTTGAGTATGTTTTTCTAAATCTTCTCTTAGAGTATTAAGATTTACAATCTCATTATCTCCAATAAGATAACTACCTGTTGTACTTAAATCTACAGCAGGTTGTATTCCTGATGCATCAATAGCTTTTTTAGTAGCTTCATAAGGATATTCTTTACCCAATTCTCTACAAACTTCTCCTACATACATTCTACCTGTTTCCAAAGCAGTAAGAGCAAGAGAAGAATACCTTGTTTTAGGTAAAGCTTCAACACTTTTTTCAACTCCATCAAGTCTAACTCTAAGACTGGTCAGTTGTTCAATTGTTTCTGTTTTCATAATAGATACATTTATAATTAATTACAGTAAATTTAGTAAAAATATGTATATATCGTAGTTTTTTATCTGAAAAAAGTATGAAAAATCGATTAATTACACCATATATATTATACAACTTTAAAGTTGGACTATAAACAAGTAGAAAATCTGTACAAATAACAGAAAAAGTGTTTTAACTGTTATAGATAATGGTATTTGTAATGGTATAAGTAGAGGTATTGTAAGTGCCGAGGTAGTAGAGTATATGTTGAAGTATTATAAGATGTAGAGGTAGAGGTAGAGGTAGTAGAGATAATAAAAGCAGTAAAAGTAGTGTTAGATACCCCCGTGTTAGTAAGGATGTTGAAGTACCCCGTGGGGTTTTTGGAGTATGTTTTCAAGAGGGAGTACCACCCTCACAAACACCCATAGCTAATTTTTGGCAATGGACATACCCCGTATGTCTTTTGTCTATATTAGCAATAGTGCTGATATAAATTTAAATTTATTTTATTATGGAAACCACAGTTAGTGTTAACCGAATTAGTCACATTACTAAGGATAAGGACGGAAATGTTCTTGACCTTTTTGTATTTCATCTTGCTAATGGCAAGCCAAACCTCATTAGGAGAGGTAAACAATTCCTAACAGACCTTTCTGGTAGCTTTCTTATTGATGATAGGATTAACAACACAAGACATCCTGAAGTTAGAGATGCTCTTGAGGATTTACAAGCTAAACCTTTTACCATCACAGGTAATATCAAGTATTGTAAAAAGGGCGATTTATGGGTTGTAAGAGAGGAAAGTACTGTTGTTACAGACCCAAATAATCCTAGATACAACACTGTTGTACCAGGAGATAAGCTTCCTTATGAAACAGACATGACTATCGTTGAGGACGGATTTCTTACTGTTCGTGTTAATCCTTTAGTTAAGGCTATGAACAAGGACAGTATTGCTAAAGCCAAGTTGTATATGGCTATGTTATATGATGATGCTGAACCTGTAGCTAAAGCTAATACAACACAGGATAATAGCGAGTTTGATGCTAATGATATTGATTCTGATGTATTAAAACACGCTCTTGGTATTAATGCAGGTACAGCAGTAGATAACACTACAGCTTCTGCAAAGCCTGAAGTAACTGAAGAAGCTGAAGAAGCTGAAACAGCTAAAGCAGGTAAAAAATAATCACTAATTGTAGATACTACAGGACTACTAGGAAACTGGTAGTTCTGTAGTTATTACAACTGCTGGAGATATTGATGTTCTTTGGCTACATATTCATAGTATTTTTATTAATCCACTAAATAACCACTAAATGTACATAGATTATAACAACAATCAATTAACAGTAATAGTTCCAAGAGGTATCAACATAGGTAGAACTATACTAAAAGAACTCAAAGAAAATAATATAGCTCATACAACCTTTAAGACTATTAAGGTAGTAAGAGATATTAAGACTAAAACAAATGTTGTAACATTAAAAACTAATAAACCAATAAACTTATGAAATCACTACCGTTAATATATAAACAGATAATAATATTACTCCTCCTCTTTCTCTGTATAGGGATAGGACTATTATTACTATTTGGAGAAATGAATACATTCCATGTATTTATGTTCTTATTGATGAAAGCTCTAGGATTATTTCTACTTACAATAGGTATAGCTATTTTTAGAGGGATTTTACCTATAATAAAAGAAGACTAGAGTACAGGGAGAACTATTAGAGGCTATAGAGGTTTTTTGATTAATAAGAATTAAGAGACTGTTGATGCTCTGTAGCCAGTTCTCCTTCCTAATCAACAAACTAATCAATTAACATATATTCAAACAAGTATATTTATATAACATCTAATTCCAATTACTACAATTGTTAACAACTATAACAACTTTAAACATTACTAATATTACTAACAGTTTTTTAATCTTTATAAACAGCTTATCAACAAAAATAAAATGTTAAATAATTAGGTAATATTAATATTTTTTAGTATGTATAACTATATTAATAAGGACAGAAATTAATATGCTGAAAATCAATGTATTACAGCTCTGCTACTGGCGTGTATTGCCTGTCTAGTGGCGGTTTTTGCCAGTACGTTTTGTAACTCCCTGTAAATAAAGGAGATGAGGTTGTTTTTTTATGTAAATTTGCTTAAATTTGATTATTATGGATGCAGTTGGTTTTAAAATTGCTAACAATTATAGAGAAGTTGTTAGTATTGTTGAAGATGGTGATATAGAAGTTATAGATAACCTTGAAGATGTTAGTGCTTGTGCTACTTGTCAAGACTGTCAATTTAGTATTTATACTAAAGCCAATAAAACTAATGAATTAATGTGTTTACAAGGTAATATACCTGTTCATGTTAATGGTATTTGTAACTTATATGTACCAGTAGTTTAGTGGTTTTTGAGACTAACCGAGGAGAGGGAGAATCTGCTGTAGCTGTTACTAACAACGCTACTCTTGAATCGGTTAGTCTTATTAAACTTATTGAGTATAATTTAATACATAATAAAAATGAATAAATCTGATAAGATATTACAATGGGTTTTTAGATACTAGATTTGAAGGATTTCAATCTATAGATAAACAAGAACAATTAAGAATTATGCTAGATAAATATGTAGAAGCTAGAAAAACTGAAAGAGAACTACTTCTACAAAATTTTCTATCTGTTGATGGGAAAACAGCTATTAACTCTTATGGAGAGGTATTTGTTGTAGGAGAAACTGTAGGACATGAAGGAACAAAAGAAGGAGATACTGCTGTTATTAATTATCTTGCTGCTTCTATTGAAGACAATGAGATAGTTGTTTTTACTACAAAAGGAACAGCTCATTTGGATTTTTTAGTTAAACTATGAAAAGAATTTAAAGAATCTTTATCTGAATAAAACAATACTAACGTTCTTACTAGTTTTATTTTCATTGCTTATTATAACCACTAAGTAATGAGGGAAATAATAGTGTTCTTATAGTTTTTGAGTATTGTCTATAAGAACATTATTCTAAAATATAACTACTGTTTATATTCTTACTTCACTTAGTTTTGTTAGAGGGATTAAATTGAAGGATATATAGTAGTTACTAAGGGGCTAAACATTGAACCTCTTTTTCAAATTGTGAACCAAGAAAGTAGAGATACTTTAAATGTAGTTGGGTATGGTTAAACCAACTATTCACATAAAGATACCAACAGTAATGTTTGGATGTGTTGTTACCTTGAGAAAGTAATGTACGGAGAGTGTTAACAGCTATCACTACAACACAAATGAGTTCTCGGCAAGTAGTTAATGTAATAAGTTCTTTTCATGGCCTCTTATTATATTAACATGACCCTACTCTTATTTGCAGATGCCAAGCAACTAATAATAAGAAAGAGGGTGCTAATACAACAACAATTAAAACAAATAACCATGAGAAAAGCATTACTAATAATGATGCTAATTGTGAGTACTGGATGTATTGCACAATTTAGTGTGAACGCAGGTATTGACCCTAAACTGTTAATATTTGGAGCTAATAATGAATATACTACACATGATAGTAAGATTAACATAGATGTTAAAATAGAATATCGTGGTAGAGATAATGATTTGTATTTCGCAATAGGAGCTGAATATGCTAACTTACGAGAAGAATATCGTAGTTGGTTTGCTGATTTTGGTATTCCTATTAATTTTACCATACTTAATATTGATTTATTATTTATACCTCAACTAGAAATAGGTGATATATTTAGAGAACATATTAAGATAGGAGAATATGACAGTATCAAATGGGATGACACATATTATTATGGTGTTAATATCCCGTTTAGATATTTTATTACTGATGTATTTGCTGTTGAACTTGAAGGTTCTGTAGATAGAGCTACAGATTTACCTAAAAGAGAATGGAGATATGGAGGTAAAGTACATATAATATTTTATTTATAAACTATGAAAGTAATCGTAATTGGTGCTGGTACTATAGGTAGTATCAGTACTCTTCAAGAAGTTATCAAAGATATGTCTATCGATGATGTAGTTTCTATAAAAGAAACAAAGCATGACCAAATTCGTACTAAGAGTAATAATACAAATATATTTGTTACCATTATGCCCATAGAACAACCTGAATTTGATGAAGATAATTCTTTTTAATAACCTTTAATTTTATCCCAATGAAAACAAAGAAGAGCTTAACCTATTTACTTGTGGTATTAATACCTTTATTTATAATATGGTTTTATTACATTATAAGACTAATGATACTATGGTACAAATAATACTTACACACAAAGACCTTAAATTTGATAGTAGAAATAAGCCTGTTACTAAAATTAAACTAAAAGATTTTAATACTTTAACATTTAGTCAATTAGGACAGGCTCATTCTATTATATTTATAGATGAAATAACTAAAGTAACACATAATTTACGATAATGTAATTATGAAAAGAAAGATAATAACAATAGAATATAATATAGAACAGTCTCCGTTTTATGATAAAAATGTAAAACTTAGAGCTTCCCTAGAAGAATTACGGGCTGGAGAAGGAGAAGACGTAGTTCTTGCTCGAAAAAGGTATTTTAAACAAGACGAGTATGTTAAGTTTATAATAGGAACCGAATTAGACATAACAAAATATGATAATTTATCCTCTACTGCTAAGACTGTTTTATTTTATATTTTATATTATTGTTTAGAGTATAATACACCTACGTTTAGACTTAAAATGTCAGATATAGGTACTATTATTAATAAAGATGAAAGTACTTTATTTAAAGCTATTAAAGAGCTTATAGATAATAAAGATATATCTAGGACTAGAACGAAAGAGGTTTATTGGATAAATCATAATCGTTATTATAAAGGAAACTACATAGTAGATAAATTTTTAAAACAAAATTAAATGAAACTAAAATCACTAATAGGTAGAAAAGAGAAACCTAAAAAAGCAGAACCTAAGAAACAACATAAACCTAAAGATAGGAGTAAATATATAACTCCTCTTCCTTTTTCTTTAACAGCAGAGATTAGTAAAAACTATGAAGGTCTTGCTGATAGTCTAGGAGGATTAATTACTGACCTTCCTATTGAAATTAAAACTTTATTTACTAATTCTGAAATAAAAACAGTTACTTATAGACAAGGATACTCTT